GCCCTCTACGACGCCGAGCTCGACGGGAAGGGGCGGAAGTCTCTTCTTGATGCGATCACCTCTGCTCGAGATGACATCCGAGAAGAGGAGGAGCCCGCCCCTGTGGCTGCGGCACCGCCGGCGCCCGCAGCAAAGCTCGCGCCAAACAAAGAGATCATCCACCGCCCAGCCAGACCAGGCGCGGCGGCGGCAGCTTACATTGTGACTAAGAGGGGGTCGTCATGAGCGAAATGTCGGAAGTGGCAAACAGGCGCGTTTTTCGCGAGTCCCGAACGCTCTCTATTGAGCAGCTCGACGCATGCCTATCGAGCCCAGAGGTTCAGACTAGGTTCAAGCGGTACACAACAGCAGGAGTTGGTCACGACGGCCCCTTGCCCGAGGAGGCTGCTCTCGAGGAAGCCCTGATGGATGTCTTCGTTGGGGCGAAGAGTCGCGGGTTCCGGCTCTATCGTCAGTACGCGACGACCGAGCACGTTAAGCGGATGAAGCGAATCATGGCGGATACTATTGATGGCCTGGTCGTCAGTGAGTACGTGCCGGATATAGTGGACTTGCGGGCTCGATTGCGTGGGGCGAAGGACATGTCCACCCTCACCAACCTTCTGGTTGCGGAGCAGAGCGGAAGGAACGACAGCGGTGAGCCGAGGCAAGAGGCTCTCGACCTAATCATCTCCCGCATCAAGACCGCTCAGGACAATGAGGCTGCAGTCAAGGATCACAGTGGCCCCACCGAGGAAGAGTTGGCGGAAGTTACGAGCGCTAAGTAGTGCCACGGAAGGCGATGAGTCTGAAGCGTTCTGCTGAGATTGCGGAGCGCCTGACCGAGACTGAGGAGTACTCGGACTTCCCCTCGTTTGCGGCTACCCACCTCAAGGTGCTCAATCGACCAGAGACGTCGATGCACGGAAACTTGGGGCAACTTGTTCCGCTACAGTTGAATCCGATTCAGCTTGATTTCTACAATCGGATTATGCGGGCGAGGGCGGAGGGACGCCCAGGTCGGTTCATCGTTCTGAAGGCCCGCCGGATGGGCCTGAGTACGGTGACGCAGGGGCTTGCCTTTCATCAGTGCCTAACGAAGCGGAATCGTCGCGCTTTTGTTACTGCGGTAGACCGAATCACTACTAACAACATCTTCCTGATGGCAAAGAAGATGTACGACTACCTTCCGAGGAAGAAGACCGCCGGCGGGAGGGTGAAGAGATACGAGACTCCAGAGGAGCTTCTGGCTGATATGGAGAAGGAGGAAGAGCTCGACCTTCGCCCGGAGCTCCGAAGGAATAACGACAACGAGCTGTGGATGACCCATCCTCTGGATGAGTCCGCCGGGCTCAATTCTAGGTTTGAAGTTTCTGTCGCTGATGCGGTCCACTCAACCCGAGGGTTTGAGATCCACTACTTCCATGGCTCTGAGATTGGGTTCTGGAATCAGCCGGAGGTCTTCATGACTGGCCTGATGCAGACGATCTCAGACGACCCGGAGACCTTCGTGGTCCTCGAGTCCACAGCAAACGGCTCTGGTGGATACTTCTACCGGGAGTTCTGGAAGGCGTGGAAGGGTGAGGACGAGCGGGGGAACAAGCTCGACACAGAGTGGGAGGCAGTCTTCTACCCCTGGCATGCGATGCCAAACTACGCACGAAGCATCCCCGCGAGCGTCTCCTACGAAGACCTACTGAAGAAGTACGACCCGGAACTTCTAGCAATGGTGCATAAGTACGACCTCACACCGGAGCAGTCGTACTGGGCGTATCGGACCTGGGTTGACAAGTGCCAGGCTGACTGGTCGATCTTCAAGCAGGAGTACCCGAGCAACCCAGAGGAGGCCTTCTCCTTCTCAGGGAGTCGGGTGTTCGAGGAGAAGGACGTTGCTGAGATTGAGGCGACGTCAGTTAGGCGCCCGATATTCGTTGGCGACATTGTGGATGAGTCGGAGCGGAAGGAGTCCGCCTCGAGGGTCAACCTGTCCTCCTACATGAAGCCAGTCTTCGTCCCCCATAAAAAGGCGTTCTCCGAGGCGCTTTGGGTGTGGGAGTACCCAGAGGACGGTGTCAACTATATCGTTTCTGTGGACCCGGCTTCTGGGAAGACCTCTGGGGACTACACCGCAATCCAGGTGCTCCGGACAGATACTCGGGCTCAGGTAGCGGAGTTCTGCGGCAAGACCGAGGCCCTTCCGACCTCTGAACGAGCTGTCCTCCTTGCTACTCTCTACAACAACGCCCTCCTGTCTTGGGAGATCAACGGCGTTGGTCACGCCGTATCTCTTGGGATAATGCAGACGGAGTACTGGAATTTGTACCAGCGAGAGCAGGTTGAGTCGGTAAACTTTGAGGCTAGGTTCGGTTGGTCAACGACGATTGCGACGAAGCCAATCATGGTTCATGTGGGTATGGACATTGTCTCGTCGAAGATGGCTGTGGTTAGAAGTTCGCGGCTAATCAAGGAGATGCGGATGTTCATGGAGCTTACGAAGCGGGCACCAGGGTCAGCTGCGGTAGTCGCTGGCGACGAGAACTACAAGCGAGTGAAGGTCGGAGCTCCTCCTGGGGAACATGACGACCTTGTCATGTCCTGGCTACAAGCGCAGGCTGTCTGTGATATTGAACATGGGTCTGCGAGTAGGTTAGATCCGAACGCAAAGAACAAACCGCCCCCGAGGGACGATGCGTGGTCTGCTGATGATGATGACTACCGTGAACCGACGAGGGCTAGCCTTGGATCTGGGTGGTTGTGATGGCTAAGTTTGACCCCACGAGAATTCCAATCAAGGGCGAGGACTCCGGGCGACTCCTCGACAAAGTGCTGTCCGCAGAGGAGGTTATCCGGAAGGCCCACTTTGACGATTGGCGGCGCCTTCTAGACGCCCATCGCCTTGGGGTGGAGAGGGCTGATGGAAGCCACGGTCTCGCCCTGGTCTCGTCATCAATCGACGCAATCAAGCCCCACATTTTCCACAACGACCCATCGTTCTACGCCAAGCCAAAGCGAATTGCCCCAGACTCGGACGACAAAACGAAGGCCAAGCTCGCGCAGGCCGCTCTGATGTACGAGTGGCAGGAGGGTGGCTTCAACCAGGAGTGCCGGAAGGTCCTAGACGACGCACTTCTCTTCTCTGCGGGGATCGCCCGGATTGCTTATCAGCCGGCGGGAGTCTTTGTTCCCGTGGAGGACTACGACAGGGACCTAGACGAGGACGATGCGTTTGAGGACGAGAGCGTAGAGATGCAGACGATCATGGATCGGCTCGAGGAGCTCGGAATCCCAGCAGATCGAGCTGCAGCCCACGCGACGGTCCTGCGAATTAGTCCGTTCAACTTCGTGTTTCCCCCGGGATACGACGAGATTCACCGGATGCCATGGGTTGCCGTTCGCCACCTCATTCATATTGACGAGCTGAAGAACAACGACCACTTCAGGAACACGAAGCACCTCAGCGCAGACAAGGTCAAGTCCCAGGACGAGCTCAACGAGGACAATATTGGGAACGTATGGAGCCGGGAAGACGCTGAGCACGTTGAAGTCTACGAGGTCTGGTATCACGCATGGGCGAATCGGATTGTCCGCGAGGCGGGGAAGAGGAAGCGTCGGCGCGTCAAGGAGATGCGTGTCTTGTGGGTGTGTCAGCAGCCGAACAAAGACAAGTCCGGGCCGACAGTCCTCAAGCACCTGATTTCCCCACTGGACATGGAGGGCTACCCCTTCATCCCCCTTCGCTTTGAGCAAGTGAACGACCAATTCTATGGTCTTGCCCTAGCGCACAAGATTTTGCCCCTGGCAGAGAGAATCCAACGGCTCATCGACAGCGCCGTCGCGGGGCTCGAGGCTAGCATGGCGCTCAAGACGGTCTACAAGGATGGGATCTTCGACAAGACGTCGAAAGCCGCCCTTTCCTCCGCCCGCCCCGAGATGGTGGCGGCGAAGAGCAAGAACGTCTCCGCAGATGTTAGGCACCTAGTTGTCCCCGCATTCCCGCAAGAGACGCTCGGAACACTCAACCTCCTTCGCGGACTGATGAACGAGGTGGGTGCCGGAGACGAGGCGATGCGCGGTGGACGGAGCTCTGCGAAGTCAGCGACCGAGGTTTCTTACCGAGCTGCTATGCATGCTGGTCGCTCGGAGTCAAAACTCCGGACATTCGAGAAGTTCGTGCAGACCATTGGGAGGAAGACGCTCCAGGTGATGCAGCAGTACTACGATGCCCAGCGTTGGGTTCGCGTCACAGGCGAGGACGACCCGATTTCGTACACCAGGAATGACATCCGCGGTGAGTTTGAGGTTGGTGTACACGCTGGAAGCATGAAGCCGGTCGGCCCCGAGGCGGAGCGTCAGGCCTACATTGGGTTCATGAACGCTCTGGCGTCTGCAGCCCAAGCGCTAACGGTGGCGCAGGTTCCGCCTAGCGCAATCAGCCAGTTCTACGCGAAGGCGCTCGAGCTCTGGGAGCAGGACAGCCCGGAGCTCAGGGACAGTTTTGCCGAACTGTTCGGTGGAGCGGCCCAGCAG